CAAGCAGCAATGTTACCAACACTAACAGATGCAATTAGTGATACTATAACGTCAGTACAAGGTGGTGCCGATCTTAAGCCTAGTCTAGAAACACTTAAACAAATTGCTGGTAGCAGTGCTGCAATAATTTCTGAGACAGAGGGTTTGGCTGATTTGGTAAAATTAGGTGTTGCTGGAAGTACAAACAGTTTTGTACAAATGGCAGAAAAGAATTTTCAAGCCCAGTTTGAATTGATGAATAAAGTCAATGGCGGTGTCGTTGATAACGTCCTAGCAGAACTAACAACTAGATCCAACGGAGCAATCGGCGATTTTGTAATGGCAATAGATCCTGCTGCAACTGCAGCAAACAAATTAACTGAAGCATTGCAAACAAGTGCTACTTCTATTAGTTCTTTGTTTGATGCAGGTTATAGAAGTGATGTTGGTGCCGCTGCTCTTACTACCCTAGCAAATTCAGTTACAGCACTAGCGCAAGGATTGCAGAGTGCAGGATTAAAATTTGGCACAAAAATTAGAGACACAGGAAGCACAGCCCCGGATGTTGCTAACACAAATGTAGGTTCACAGGGTAGGTTAAGTCAATTAGATGGTGGGGTTACTGACGCAGCATTAAGCGCACTACCAGGCGATATGGGTACTCAAATTAGCGAGGGACTAAGCGGACTTTCACAAATGGTACTAGGTACAAATGAACTTGCACAAAAACAACTAGTAGTCCAAGAGGATCTAGTTAAGAAAGCAGCAGAACAAGTGCGCATCAACAACGAAATAGTAGCGGCACTGAATAACAATTAAAAATTAGGTAAATACGCAATAAGGTAGTATAATAAGACATGAGTTGGAAAAAACATTTCACTGTTGTAAAAGACGCAAGTCCACTTACAAACACACAGGGCGGATCTGACGGTACAAAGTACAGTCACTATAGTAGCCACTTGCCTGAGGTATATTCAGGACATCCAAATCGTACAGAACGCTATGGTCAGTACGAAACCATGGATATTGACAGTGAGATTAATGCTGCACTGGATATTCTTGCGGAGTTTTGTACACAAACAAACACTGAGAATGGCACAGGATTTGATATTCACTTCTATGACACTCCTACTGAGAGTGAAGTTGAAATTATCAAACAGCAACTTATTAACTGGAACAACCTTAACGACTTTGACAAAAGATTGTTTAAAATTTTCCGTAACACACTAAAGTACGGAGATCAAGTATTCATCAGAGATCCAGAAACCTTTGAATGGTACTGGGTAGAAATGAACAAAGTAACAAAGATTATTGTTAATGAAAGCGAAGGCAAAAAGCCTGAGCAGTATGTAATCAAAGACATTAATCCAAACTTTGAAAATTTGACAGCAACAGCCAATACATACAGTGATCACGGCAATCAGGGTGACCTTTACAAGAACAGAGGCTACATTCAGCCTAGTAACTTGTATGATGGATCAGGCGGCACAAGTGCGCAAGGACGTTTTGATCGTGCGCTAAACGAAAAAGCCATAGAAGCAGAACATATTGTACACAACAGTCTCACAGAAGGACTGGATCCTAACTGGCCCTTTGGTAATAGCATACTAGAACAAGTGTTTAAAGTATACAAGCAAAAAGAACTGCTTGAAGATGCAATTATCATTTACCGTATTCAACGTGCGCCAGAGCGCAGAGTATTCTATATTGATGTAGGCAACATGCCTAGTCATATGGCTATGAGTTTTGTTGAGCGTGTTAAAAACGAAATACACCAAAGACGTATACCTAGTAAAACAGGTGGCGGTGTTAACATCATGGATACAACATACAATCCACTTAGTACAAACGAAGATTACTTCTTTCCACAAACAGCAGAAGGCAGAGGCAGTAAAGTTGATACACTGCCAGGCGGTACTAATCTAGGTGAGATTGATGATCTAAAATTCTTTACTAACAAACTATTCCGTGGCTTGCGTATTCCTAGTAGTTACTTGCCAACTGGATTTGAAGACAGCCCAAGTTCATACAATGACGGTCGTGTTGGTACAGCGATGATACAAGAGAAACGCTTTAATGAATATTGTATGAGACTACAAAGACTAGTAGCAGCAACATTTGATAGAGAGTTTAAAATGTTCCTCAAGTGGCGTGGTGTCGAAATTGACAACAGTACATTTGATTTGCGTTTTAATGAGCCACAAAACTTTAGTAGTTACCGTGAAACTGAAATGGATCAGGCACGGATCAACACGTTCCAAGCACTGGAAGGTTATCCTTATATGAGCAAACGTTTTCTTATGGGACGTTACTTGGGTATGACTGAGGAAGAGATGCTTGATAATAGTAAACTATGGCGTGAAGAGAATCAGGACATAAGCGTAGAAAGTGAACTGCCTAGTATGCGCAGTGTTGGTGTAACCAGTGGTGGTATACAAGCAGACATAGATGCATTTGAGCCACAAGCAGAGCCAGCAGCCGACGCAGATCCAGCCGCAGGTGGCGGTGAAGAAGGCGGTGCAGGTGAAGCAGGCGCAACTGGTGATGCAAGCCCAGTCGGAAGTACAACACCAGCAGATACTGACACATAAGTAAAATATGACAGTAAAATTCGAGAATATCCTAGCGGCAGCAAACCGTATACATCCTTACATATTCAAAACACCACTGCTAGAATCTCCTAGTTTAAATAATAAACTTGGGAAGCGATTGCTAGTCAAGGCTGAATGTTTACAATACACTGGATCTTTTAAGATGCGTGGTGCAGCAAATGCAGTCTATAGTTTAGATGATAGTGTAAAACATATTGTTGCTTTCAGTAGTGGCAGTCATGCACTTGGCAGTGCTAGAGCCGCTGCACTAAGAGGGCTTCGTGCCACAATTGTTATGCCTAAAGATGCACCTCCCAATAAAATGGAAATTGCTAAAAGTTTAGGTGCAGAGATAGTGACATACACACGCTTCGAGGAATCGCGTGAACAAATAGGTGCTGAACTAGCAGAAAAATATAACGCAGAACTTATACCCAGTTTTGATGATCCAAGAATAATTGCTGGACAAGGCACTGTTGGATTAGAAATAGCACAGCAAGCAATGGAAAAAGGTGTTAAGCCTGACGCAGTTATAGCCTGTGTTGGCGGAGGCGGTCTTTGTAGTGGACTAGGCATAGCAGTGCATGCAATGATGCCCGATGTAAAAATTTGGTGTGCAGAACCTGAATTTTATGATGATACTAAACGTAGTATTGAATCAGGTAAAATTGAAACTGTGGCAGATACTAGCGTGCATACAATTTGTGATGCTGTTGTTAATCGTCAACCTGGCAATCTTACTTTTCCTATTATGAAACAACATTTGTCAGGCGGTGCAGTAATTAGTGAACAAGACACACTTAGAACTATAAAAACACTGTTTGAATATTTTAAAATTGTTGTAGAGCCTGGTGGCGCAATAGCAGTAGCAGCCGCATTAACAGGACAGCATCCTAGTAATGCTGAAACTATAGTTGCAGTGGCAACTGGAGGCAATATCGAACCTGCTATCTTTTCACAAGCACTAAATGTAGATCCATATTTCTAGGATAAATACTTTTATGTTATTATTTGAATTAGATAATCCACAGGCAAAAGAAGAAAAGCAGTATCAGGATAGCACAGCGGCTATGAAAACTGATACTCGTAAGACACGTCTTACCCTAGAGCGATTAAGCAAATGGCGCAAACTTAGCGATCTTAAATCAATCGAATATCAAGAGTCTGTAAAAGAAATTAGACGCCAGTTTGCACCTGCGCCAGCAGCATAAACCCTTAGTATATTTTTGAGTCCAAAAAGTACGCATTTTACCCTATATAAATAGTTATTACTAAATAAAACTACAAATGCCTTATGAATATAGGAGTTATACAAATGACAAGCAAGTATGAGCAATTGATTGAACTGTTTATCGCAGAAGATGAGCAGGGCGCAAAAGATTTGTTCCATGAGATCGTGGTTGAGAAGTCACGTGACATCTATGAGGGTCTCACAGATGAGGATCAAGTTGAAGAAACTGCAGAAGTAGACGAAGATACAGTCGAAGAAGATGAAGCAGTAGAAGAATCAGATTTTGACGAAGCAGAACTAGGTGGCGATGCTGCCGATGATATGATTGACGACATCGAAGCCGATGAAGAAGGTCTATCAATGGAAGATGAGCATGAAGGCGATGACGACATGGAAGACCGTGTTGTTGATCTAGAAGATGCATTAGACGAATTGAAAGCAGAGTTTGAAGCACTTATGGGTGCAGACGATGCTGACGACGGCGACGCAATGGACATGGAGCCAGAAATGGATATGGACATGGACATGGGCGACGAAGAAGGTGAAGAAGAAGATGAAATGGAAGCAGTTGAATCTGAAGAAGTAGAGGAAACTGAAGAAATGGTCCGTGAATATACGGAAAAGGCTCCTGCACCTGTAACTAGCGAGCAAGGTGATGGATCATCAGGTCCAGTGGCTGGCAAAAACGACATGGGCGGCAAAGCAGTCGATCCAACAGGCGAAGAGTCAGGCGGAGCAACACCAAAATCAACAGTACAAACAGATGCGTCAGACACACGTGGCGCAACAATGAGTAAAGCATAATTTCTATGTTATACTTGAGAGAAAACCTAACGTTTAAAGATGCAAATGTTGTTTATGAAGCAACAGAGAATTCTCATGGCGGCAAGGATCTCTACATGAAAGGCATTTGTATCCAGGGCGGGGTAGAAAACGCAAACAAGCGTGTTTACCCTGTCTCTGAGATTACCAATGCTGTAACTACCATCAACGAGCAAATTAAAGAAGGCAACAGCGTTCTTGGCGAAGTTGACCATCCAGATGATCTCAAAATTAACCTTGATCGAGTATCACATATGATTGAAAGTATGTGGATGGATGGACCTAACGGATATGGTAAGCTAAAGATTCTTGAAACACCTATGGGTCAACTTGTGAAAACAATGATTCAAGGTGGAGTAAAATTAGGAGTTAGTAGCAGAGGCAGTGGAAACGTAAATGAATCCAGTGGTCAAGTTGCTGATTTTGAAATTGTCACAGTTGACGTTGTGGCACAACCCAGTGCACCAAATGCATATCCAGTAGCGATTTACGAAGGACTACTTAATATGCGTGAGGGGCATAAAGTGCTTGACATGGCTCGCGAAGCAAGCGGCGATGCTAAAGTACAAAAATACCTGAAAGAGGAAATGATTCGTCTTATCAGGGACTTAAAGATCTAGGAGATCAAAATGCTAGATGCTATCAAACCACTTTTGGATAGCGACCTTGTGAATGAGGAAACTCGCTCTGCTATTGCTGAACAATGGGAAGCAAAGATGAACGAAACTCGTACACAGGTTACTGCAGAACTTCGCGAGGAGTTTGCACAACGCTATGAGCATGATAAATCTACTATGGTTGAAGCCTTAGATCGTATGGTTACTGAAGGTCTAACTACTGAGATTGCTGCTATCGCTGAAGAGCGTAAAGCAATTACAGAAGACCGTGCCAAATTTGTTGCAAAAATGCAAGAATCAAGTGGTACGTTTGACCAATTTTTAGTGAAAACACTAAGTGAAGAGATTAAGGAATTAAAATCTGAAAGAGCAGATCAGCAAGCACTTGTAGGCAAACTCGAAGAATTTGTTACTGCACAACTTGCAGAAGAAATTTCAGATTTCCAGAAAGATCGCAACGATGTTGTTGAAACTAAGGTTCGTTTAGTTAAAGAAGCTCGTACAAAGTTTGATGAACTTAAAACTAAGTTTGTTAAGCATACAAGCAAAGCAGTAAACGAAGCAGTAACAGGCTATCTAAAAGGTGAAATGACTCAACTTAAAGAAGATATTCAAATCGCAAAAGAGAATACTTTCGGACGTAAAATCTTCGAAACTTTTGCAACAGAATTTTCTACAAGTCACTTAAACGAAAATCAAAAGATTAAGGAACTTGAAGCAGCAGTCCAAGCGGCTACTGCAGAAGTTGCACAAATCAATGAAAGTCTTGAAGAAAAATCTAAGATCGTTGAGAGCAAAGAGCAAGAAATTGCTCTAATTAACGAGGGTGTAGAGCGTAAAGAAACACTTAACACACTTCTTAAGCCACTCAACAAAGATAAGGCAGCAATTATGACTGACCTACTAGAAAGCGTACAGACTTCAAAGTTGAAGACTGCTTTCGATCGTTACCTACCAGCAGTACTGGACGGCAAATCAATGATTAAGGAATCTAAGAAAGAGACCATCAATGAAAGTCGTACAGAGGTTACAGGTAACAAAGAACAAAAAACAGTCCAGGTTGAAGAAGGAAACGATAACATCGTTGACATCCGTAAACTTGCTGGCTTAGCGAAATAAAGTACAACAGAGGAGACAATTAATGTCAGACGTACTATTAGAAAGCCGTTGGGATGATACCAAAGACGCCCTTCTTGAAGGTCTAGAAGGTAATCGCCGCAACAGCATGAGTGTTGTTTTAGAGAACACTCGCAAATACTTGAAAGAGGCAGCAACTTCAGGTGCATCAGCAGCAGGTAACATTGCTACACTTAACCGTGTAATTCTACCCGTTATCCGGCGTGTTATGCCTACAGTTATTGCTAACGAAATCGTTGGTGTACAACCAATGCAAGGTCCAGTTGGTCAGATTCATACACTTCGTGTACGTTATGCTGAAGCAGCAGACTCAACTGCAAGTTCACCATTTGACACAGACGCAGTTGCTGGTGATGAAGCTCTTTCACCATTTAAAATTGCTACTGCATATTCAGGCTCACTTACTACTGGTAAGGGTGACTCAACAGCAGCAAAAGAAGGAACAGGCGGTCGTGCGCTTTCAATCCAAATCTTGAAGCAACCTGTCGAGGCAAAAACTCGTAAGTTGCAAGCTCGCTGGACATTTGAAGCAGCTCAGGACGCACAGTCAATGCACGGTATTGATGTTGAGGCTGAAATCATGGCAGCACTTGCACAAGAAATCACTGCAGAAATTGATCAGGAAGTACTAGGTTCATTGCGTTCACTAGCCGCTACTGAAGAAACATTCAACCAAGCAGCAGTTTCTGGTACAGCAACATACGTTGGTGACGAGCATGCAGCACTTGCAGTTCTAATCAACCGTACAGCAAACAAAATTGCACAGCGCACACGTCGCGGTGCAGGCAACTATGCAGTTGTATCACCTGAGTCACTTACAGTGCTTCAGAGTGCATCAACAAGTGCATTTGCTCGTACAACAGAAGGCACATTTGAGGCACCAACAAACACCAAGTTTGTAGGTACACTTAACGGTGCAATGCGTGTATATGTTGATTCATATGCAGCAGACGCAACAGCAGTACTTGTTGGCTACAAAGGCTCAAGTGAAACAGATGCGGCAGCATTCTATTGCCCATACGTTCCGCTTATGTCAAGTGGCACAGTGCTTGATCCATCAACATTTGAGCCAGTCGTATCATTCATGACACGTTATGGTTATGTTGAACTTTCAAACACAGCAAGTTCATTGGGTAACGCTGGTGATTATGTCGGCGAAGTTGCAATGTCAAACATCTCATTCTCATAAGTCAAACTTATAGAATTGGAATACAGAAACAGGCTCTTCGGAGCCTGTTTTTTGTTAAATACAGTATCAGCAAAGACTGATTTATGCGGTATACCAACCGCGTAGTGGGCTAGAACCCGCAAAAGGAGAAACAAAATGGGAAGACCAATTAAAAGCGCCGAAACAGTAGGCGGAACATCAAAACTTGCTAGTGTAAACACAGTATTGCCAATCGGTGCAAGTGGACTAGGCGGCAATCAAATTATTATGAGAGCCTTTGTAACTGGTGGTAGTGCGCAGGTTACAACAAACGTTATCCAAAAAGGTACAAAACGTTTTCGTTGTACAACTGCAACTGGTACAGAAACACTAACTCTTGTGGCAGTAGTACACGGTTCAATTAGTGCAGGGCAGTGCCAGATCACTGGTACAGACAGTGCTGGTGGAACGTACTTTGCTAGTAAGTTCACAGGACGTCACTTTGTAGTGGGTGCTTTAGGCACAGGCTCACAGTTTGCAGTAGGTGATAAAGTAAATATCGTAGCATCAAGTCCAGTAGAAAATGTAAGTGTTTCTATTCCAAACGGCTAATAGTTACTTGACTACACTAAAGGGTTACAGTATAATACACTGTAACCTTTTTTAATGACATGAACAAAGACTTCGCTTTCATATTAGGCAACGGTATCACACGTTTACAAGTAGACTGTAAGGGTCTGCTTGACTGTGGTGCTGTGTATGGATGTAATAGAATATACGAGGAGTTTGCGCCCACAGTGTTAGTAAGCACAGATAAAGGAATGGCGCACGAAATACAGTATACAGGATATAGTAGTCGCAATATACACTACGTTCGTGAACAATGGAAAATAAAGAATAGTGGCGCAAATATATTACCCAAAGAATATGCAGGAATGAGTAGTGGACCTGCTGCACTAGGACTTGCATCAAATACTTGTGCAAATTATATTTTTCTTATAGGCATGGATTTAAAAGGCGTCAACAATGCTATCAATAACATATATGCAGGCACAAAGAACTACAAAGAAAAAGGTGAAAGTCCTATACATTTTGGTAACTGGGTAGATCAGATTACAGGTATTATGCAGAAGTATCCAACCAAGCGTTTTATGCATGTGAATCCACTGGATAACTTTACAGATGACAAATTTTTAAAATTTGAAAACTTTGAAACAATCAATTTGGCTGAGTTCAAAGGGATGATAAATAATACAAGTTAAGGATTACTAAAATGAGTCAAACAAAAAGTGTTACAGGCGACTACACTATTACAGGTACAGGTAGTTTTAAATCTGGATTTGGAGAAGCAGTTTTCAATGCTCCTCCTTTTGTTCCAGGATTCCAAGAACGTATTGGGGTATATGTACTTGATAATCATACAATTTTTGATGAAGATAGAATTGCTAATATTGGTACAAATACTTTTATATGGGAAACAGACACAGCCAACAGTAGTGCATTAACAGCCGCAGTTGGTACAGACTTACTAACTGGTGGATATACACTAGCAACTGGCGGAACTGACGGACATCAAACTGCAATAGCAACAGCAGGCACACCTTTTACTTGTGTTGCAAACAAGCCATGGTGGATTAAAACAAGATTTAATCTTAATGACCATGACGGTGTTGAATTTTTCTTTGGATTAACCGAAAGGGCTGCTAATGTAGACACTTGGCATTTATCAGCGGCAGGAGCAGGAGCAGATCGTGTGGGCTTTGTAAAAGGAGTACACAATGATGATGCCATTACCTTTGCTGCAACTAAGAATACCGGCGGCACGGTTTCAACAGCACTTGACACAGCGCAAACATATGATGCAGATCTTAGTGTTTTGAGTCTTGGTATTCACTGGGACGGTACTGCTATTAAGTTTTATGCCAATAAGGTTGCTACCACAGCAACTCCAGGCGATATGGCATTAGTACATACATACACAACCGCTGCAGGTATACCCGACGATTCTAATATGAGATTATGTTTGCTTGTTGAAACTGGCACAGGTGCAGTAAGCACTGCTCGTATAGAATACATCAAAGGCGCGTATACCAAGTAGACGATAAATACTATACCGCGATTGGAGTTCTTACATGAGAGCAGCAGAATTTATGAGGGCACTAGCCGATGTTATAGATGCATTGGATGGAGAGAACAGTGCTACGACATCTCAAGACGATCAAGAATTATTAGACAATCCAGTAATGATGAGCCCTCATCAGCAGGAGATTGAACTGCAAAAATCTGCGCAAGGCAAATCTAGCCCTGCAATAGAAAAACTATTGCAAAATAATGATATAGGCAAAGAAGATAATACTGGGGCAAGATAATGGCTATTAATGGTGGTCAATTTACCCAAGACTTTCGCACACA